ATATTAATCAATGATACAACTACTCGCAACTACATACATAATAGCAAAGTTCATTCCTAAACCTATTTGGTTACATCGTAAACCATTTACGTGTCCGCTTTGCTTAACCTATTGGTCATTCTTAATTTATCAAATAATTAACTTTACTACTTATTTTGATTTATTGACTATTCCTTTTACCTTTGCATTAATAGCTTCACTCTTTGAACGAATTAACGATAGGTATCTATGACCGAAGAAATAAAACAATCTTTGTTAAATTGGGAGTCAATGGGTAAAAACTATTCACCAACATTTAACTGGACTGAATTAAACGAAATAGCAATCAAGTCAGGAAACAAACCTTTTAACTTAGGATGTTCAGAATGTAGAAGACAATTACTTGAATACTTACTAGCAACAATAAAAGATGGAACAAGTAAATAATCCTAATCACTACGGAGGTAAAGAAAACACCTACGAAGCTATAAAAGTAATTGAAGCATGGGATTTAAACTTTCATTTAGGTAATGTAATAAAATACATAAGTAGAGCAGGTAAGAAAGACAAAACTAAACTTAAAGAAGACCTCGAAAAGGCTAAATGGTATTTAGATAGATTTATTGGTACTTTATAAGTAAAAAATAAAGAAAATGGCTAAAGAAATAGATAATAAAGGACAAAATCGTACTATCGCTCTTAAAAAAGCAATGTTGGATGCTTTAGAACGTCATTTAGCTATTATTACACCTGCATGTAAAGAATTAGGAATAAGTAGAGATACACACTATCGCTGGTTAAAAGAAGATAAAGATTACAAAAAAGCGGTTAAGGAATTAGAAACAGTTGCATTAGACTTTGCAGAATCTGCATTACATCAACAAATAAAAAAAGGTAATCCACTTAGTACAATGTTTTATCTTAAATGTAGAGGTAAAAAACGTGGTTACATAGAGCAGCAGGATGTGAAGATAACAGGAAATATGAAATTTAAAGCAGACTTTGGCGAAAGCAATCCTATACAATCCACATCAGAATCAGAGGAAAATTCATAATGCAATAAACAACGGAACTGAAAAATACTATGTTATCAATATAGGTAGGCAGTTCGGTAAAACTTTATTGGCATTGAATCAGATGTTATTTTGGGCTTTAAATAATAAAGGCTCTAAGATAGCATGGGTAAGTCCTGTTTACAAACAATCAAAGAAAGTATTTGAAGAAACGTTTAAGGCATTTGCTAAGCGAATGGAAATATATCGAAAGGTTAATCAATCCGAGTTAATTATAGAGTATATCACAGGCTCAACAATTCAATTCTTTTCAGCAGAACGATACGATAATATACGAGGTTTTACATTTGATTACCTGGTATGTGATGAGTTTGCCTTTATGGATGAAAAGGCATGGACTGAAGTTTTAAGAGCAACTGTACTCGTAAAAGGCAAAAAGGTGCTTTTGATTTCAACACCAAAAGGTAAGAACCATTTTTACAAAATGCACCAATTGGATGGCACTAATGAGCAGTACAAATCATTCACAATGACTTCGTATGATAACCCAATGATTAACCCATGCGAGATAGACGATGCAAAGTTAACACTACCTGAAATGATATTTAGGCAGGAATACTTAGCCGAGTTTATTGATGGTTCTGCAATGCTTTTCAATAACCGGCAATTAACAGATAACAAATCTTACGGCAAAGCATTTGCTGGGATTGACTTAGGAAGGGCAGATGATTATTCAGTACTATCTATATTCAACGAGAAAGGCGAACAATTCTATATTGAACGTTGGAGACATAGCGATTGGTCCACAATAGTAAAGAATATCGCAAATGGACTTAGGACAAATAATGTCCAAACAGCATTAGTTGAGGTTAATTCTATTGGAGATGTGATATTTGAAATGTTACAAAAGGAATGTTCAAGTTATTGTACTATTGAACCATTTGTAACAACTAATCAAAGCAAAAAGGAAATAGTTGAATCTTTGATAGTGGCCAATCAAAACAAAGATGTTAAATTCTTAAACGTGGATTGGTTAGATAAAGAACTTGAAATGTTTACCTACGAATACAATCCAAAAAGTCGAGTAATTAAATATTCAGCAACAAGTGGATTTCACGATGACGGAGTTATGGCATCATGTTTAAGTTTCCACGCATATTCTAAATACAAAACAGGCAGATACACAATAATATAATTAAAAGGTACTTTTTAAAATGATGACAATTGAATTACCAAATAGCTGGCATGATATATCAATAGAGAAATTTCCTTTAATCTATGATATTACAAGAGATAAAGATATTGATCCTATTGATAGAGAAATTAGAGTTATTTCCATTTTAACAGGAATTACAGTTGCTGAAGTTGAGAAAATAAGAATTGACCAACTAAAAGAACTGATTAAGAATGTGAACTTTATTTTTAAAATGGAGTTTCCTAATTCAGTTGAGATGTTTAAGCACAATGGTTACAGATGGGTAGTAAATTATGACATCACTAAACTAAGCGCAGGGGATTTTATAAGTTTAAGCAAACTAACAGAAAGCGAAGAAAGTATTATTGGTAACTTACCTCAATTAGTTGCGATGTTTGTTAAGCCTTATAAACTTAAATGGTTTAAACTTAAAGAGGTTGAAATGGATTATGAAGAAAAAGTCGAACACATTAAAAGCATAAATGTAGGCATAGTTTATCCTTTGTGTGTTTTTTTTTGCAAAATTATAGAAGGTTTGTATCCTCATATAGAGGATTATTTGGTAAAGCAAATGAGCGAAGCGAGAATGACAATGGAGAGCGAATTGAACGAACTGAAGAACAAAAACACTTAGATTATTGGAGTTGGTATGTTACATTGGATAGCTTAAGTGGTAAAGATAGAAGTAAATGGGACTTTTACTTAAATATGAATGTAGTTGCTTTTTTAAATTATTTAAGTTACATAAAAGATAGGAATAAATGGCAAAAATAAACCAACAGCAATTTAGCGAGTTAGATAACTTTTTATCTGATGTAGAAAGTAAGCTAACAGGTGAGCAGGATATTTATTCTCAAAAAGTAAATGACTTTTTAAAAAGAGTTAAAGATAATTTAGAGAAATACAAGTTTAATGCTTCAGAAAATTTATCTCAATCATTAAAGGCATTACCAATTAAACAAAATCAAAACGGTGTTACAGTAACCATTCAGCTCGAAGATTACTGGGAAGATTTAGAAAAAGGAACACCAGCAAAAGGATATTCAAAAGAAAACAGAAAAAAGCTACAACCTAAGATTTTAGAATGGATAAGTTATAAACCTGAATTACAAAGCATAGCAGGAGATAAGAAAGGGCAAAGGTCGTTATCCTATGCAATAGCAACAAACATTCTTAAAAAAGGAACTATTAAAAGATTTGGATATAAAGGTAAACCATTCTTAACTGAAGAAATCCCACAATTAGAAAAAGACATAACACAAGAATTTGAATAATGGCACTAACAATATACAATACACCTAACAGCTACGCACCCGTTTACAATCAAATGATTTTTACTTTGAGTAGTACAAACGTTGCTCAATCTAATTTCAGATACATAGCAGATATTTATGTAAATGGATCAAGTGATTATACTAGATTAGAAGTAGGCAGAAACCCAAGTAACAACTATGGAACATTTGATGTGGCTGGTATCATTCAAAACTTTTTAACTAGAGACTTTGAAGATAACACAACTACATTTAAGCAATGTGTAAACTCAATAGCATCTTATATAGTTCAATTTGGTGAGCAGTATGGTGCAAGTAGTGGAATTACTAACTATCCTAACTTAACTACTTCAAGTGGTTATTGTTTTAACGGTGTATTTAGTCCATTAGACTTTTTAGATTTCCAAACTAACACTTATGTTCTGCAAAATAGTTATAGTCAATTTCTTACTGATAGACCAACTTTTGAATCAAGAACAGGCGAAAAACTTATTTTAGGTTTTATGACTGATGCTGCAAATGAGGCAAAGTTTTTAGAGATTATAACTTTTTATGATGAAGGTACAATATTTAACACAGTTACAGTTGCTAATCCTTTTACAGCTTTAACCAATAGGCAAGACCGTTCAATCAATGTAAGAGTAGATTATGATTGGCTAACTACATTAGTCAATGCAGACTTATCAAGTGGATCAACACCTATCTTCGTTGTTAATTGGGAATATTACGAAGTAAGAATTAAAAACAATGCTGGGGCAATAGTAAGTGAAACAATCCGTATTTATCCTGGCGAAGATATTTGCTCAAAATACACGCCTATTCGTTTTAAGTTTATGAATAACTATGGTAAGTATGATTATTACACTTTTACAGGTGCAATGACTAAAAACACGAATATAAAACGTAACACTTACAAAAGCAATCCAAATCAATGGAGTGGAACTAATTACAGTTACTCAACTACAAGTAGAGGATTAAGCCAATATGAAACAATATTAGATGATACAATTACAATCAATAGTGATTGGATTACAGAAGCTGAAAGCATTTGGTTAGAACAATTAGTAACAAGTCCTGATGTTTATATTTACGATGGCAGCAATTTAGTTTCTGTAAACATTACCGATAGCAGTTACCAAACTAAATACGAGGCCAGTCAACAACTATTTAATTTAGTGGTTTCATTTACTTACTCACAAAACAGAAAAAGACAAAGAAGATGATTTTAACTAAAATATACATTAATAACGAGCAGATAGATTTAAAAGAAGATGTTTCAATACCTCTTAACTTTAACATTGCTGATATTAGAGAACCTGAAAAGCGCAGCACTACATGGAGCAAGACTGTTATATTACCGGGTTCTACTTTTAACAATGAATTGTTTTCGAATATATGGAATGT